CTGATGCAACTGTACCCTCAACCGGGACAGCGCCGGCCCTCGGTGCAGTTCATCCCGGTCCCCTACCACCGCCCCAAGGACGACCAGCCCCGGCGTCCCGGCGTTTGAACACCGGCTGACCAGCCGGAGATGTACCGGATCATCACCACCCGGCTGGATGATCTTGAGGAATTCATCCGCGAAGTGCTCGGCTATCTGCAGAAAGCCCGGTCCTGATCATCCCCCCGGCGTGCACCGGTCCTCCAGTCTTCCTCCCGCCAACCTCATCACCCACGACCCGGCCTTGGCCCGCCAGGTGAGCGACCGCTTGATCGTCCCGCGTCACCCCACCGATTACGCGGCTCGTTCCGCGGTCCCGCCAAAAAGGGAAAGGCCTAAATAATTACGGGGACTCCATTCCAAAATTGCTGGGTGAGGATGGGTTTTGAGTATTGACAAAACCCTTAACAGGCAATAAGTTATTTTTGACTAAGCTTATTACCTTAAACTTGTAATATTTGTTGTACTTAACTTGTTGAAAGGATGTGGGCAAACACTAGAAAAAGCGCCTCAAACCCGTAAACCACGGGAAGATTTGTGGGTGCTTCAATTTGTGCGTAACCGGCCGGGGGCCGGTTACGGGTTGGAACCCGCTGCTTTTGACACGTATTAAGGGAGGTAGTGTAGCTTCTCGCTTCAAATACGAAAAAATCTCACACCAAATGCGAAAAACATTCGGCGTGCATGGTTCTAATGGAACGATTTTCCTGGTTGTGTGTAGAAGCTCTGGACGAAGAATCGTCGTGAGCGACTCTTCCTTAATTTAATTAAAACTGACAACCTGCCAAGCATAAAACCAGGTGCCAGGGTTGTCCCAGGTACTGTATGAGCAATTGCGACGCAGGCGGACGGTGGTACTGGCGGGGAGTGATATGTCAGGTAAATATGCTCGGGTATCTTGCGGGGATGCCCCGCTCGTATAAGCACTGGCCAAAGCAAAGGACTTAGCCCTGTCAACGGCGGATATTGTGACATTGAAGAAGCAGCCTGCTCCCGAATCGGTACCGTGTTGGACCGTAACCCCCGACGAGAATTCAACGACAAACCAATATATGCTCCACGGTACACGGGCGGTATCGCCCCAGTCGAATACTATGGTATTTGATGCACTCAAATACCCTCTCAGGCCTGGATAAAGTACGTTGGCGCCGCCGCCGGTGGTGAAGTACAGTACCGTCCTGCTTAAATCTACAGGTGTTATGGTCACGTTAATGCTTGACGTACCATCGGACGGAGTAGTCGTGCCGAACTGTACTGATTTCAGAGCCGCCCCGCCAGGCAATCTAAAAGGCATAATTTGTCACCCCTATACCCACGCAATAATTTGGACGTTTTTCCCTGCCACCGGGCAGGCGAAAAAGAGCGTCATCCCGGTCAGACGGACATGATCTTCAAAGTACTGGCCCCCGACAGGGACAGCCAGAAACGGTGCTGTTGGCGCCGCTACCCTTCCTGCCTCAAAGGCCAGCCTATATGTTGCATCGCTTTCGCGCAAGCTAACGGTGAACTTTTTAGTGTTAGCCGGTAGTGCCTGGGAATACTCCGTGTTGCCGCTCGGCATGGCAACATTGAAAATCGTCGGTGTCGTTGCGGGTTCAATCTGTACCGGCGGAAACACTGTCTGTCCCACTACACAACTACCTCGCTTCCGAATAGACTGAAACTAAAGTCAGCACTGGACGCACGCACTGTTACCACGTCCGCTGCGGCGAGCGTCATGCCCAGCGTGGCGCCCAATGTTGAGTTTGCTGTCAGCGGTGCGTTGAAGTAGACGTAATGCCGATTGGCCAACACCGCCCCGCCGGGGCGTACAGCTACCCGAAAGGTGCCTTCCGTTGTTCCACGATTGCACACCGTTAGAGAGCTTACCACCGCAACCCTGTTGGTAGGTACGGTATACACATCTGTATCTGTTGTTGCTGCTGGTGCGGCTTGGCCTAAAACTTTTAAGGTTTCGCTCATTGTTTAACCCCCCATCAGTAAGAATTGACGTGCATAGCGATGAGCTATTGCCGTAGCGTGGGCATCAACCTCAGCCTTACGGGCAATGTCATCGCTGACCGAAGGTGCAGCCACCTTCGCCCGACCAGCGGCGTCCCTGAGCACTAGCCGGTCCGCCGAGACCGCTGGCGTAGCGCCGTGCGGCGCGATTTCGGCCTGATGCGCAGCAATGGCATCGGCGTTGGCTTTCAGCCCGGCGTCGATGACGTCCATATTTGCGTTGGCGTGCGCCTGCTGGTCAAAGGCCTCGTGATCCTCGGGTTTCTTGAGATTATAGTTCGACGTGAGTCTCATCCCGTGACACCTCCTGTTAGGTGGGTCAAATGCGCAGCAAGCTGCACTGCTACCGCCTCAACACAAACTCTCCTAGTAGCTTGCGTCGCAAATTATAACTGCTGGCATGACTTACATGACCCAGCCAGCTTTGTATACTGGCGTCTATCCGCTCCAGGCCAATTTGGCCGGCCTGGTGCTTACGGCGGAAAACCCTCAGTTTCCGCTGCATCCTTTTGATACTGCTTTTTCGCACCAACCGGTGGGTCGGCCAAATCCGATACCCGAGGAAATCGACTCCGCGACTAATCGGCCATATGCCGGTCTTTTGGTTTAATCGCAGATCCAGGCGGTGGTTCAGGTAACACTCGGCCTCCCGTCTAATCTGCCAGAGTCGTTGCTTGTCCGGACCTAAGATCACAAAGTCATCCATGTACCGGATATAGTATCGCTCACACAAAACCTCTTTTACGTAGTGATCCAATTGATCCAAATAAGCATTGGCCCAGAGCTGGCTGGATAGGTTTCCTATCGGCAGCCCGCGCGGGGGAGTTCCTCCGTCTCCGCCACTATCAATAATGTCATCTATCAACCAAAGAGTATCCGGGCACGCGATCCGTCGCCGGATGATTTCCTTAAGTGTCCAATGGTTGATGCTTGGAAAATACTTTGCTATATCCGCCTTAAGACAATAAACCCGGCCCCATTCCCGCTGTGCCCGCTGCAGAAAACAGGTCAGCCGATTGGCGCCCGCGTGAGTGCCCTTACCGGTCCGGCAGGCGTAACTATCATAAATAAAGCCCTTGTCAAAGAGCGGCTCAAGTACATTATTTACTGCATGCTGGACCACTCGGTCCCTAAAGGGTAGCGCGGCCACTGGCCTGGCTTTTGGCTCGTGCACAATAAAATGCCTGTACTCTCCAGTAGTATAAGTACGCCAGATCAGTTCATTTTGGATTATAATCAGGTTTTCTTCCAGGTATCTGGTAAACTCCAGCACATCTTTACGGTATCGTTTGTGCCTCCGTGCCTTCCGGAAGCCACGACAGAGATTTGCAAAGTCGTAAATGGCAGGGTATAAATTCCGCAATCGTTTCGGCATCCAATCCCCCTTTTGGAGGGGCGGTCCGCGACTTTGGTTGCCTACTTGCCGCTGACCGCCTGTTCATATGTTTTGCCTGCCCAAAAGGGCTCCAGCAAGGACGCGGGCTCTGATTCCAACTATGAAACCACTGCGAGACAGACCGTGATCTGCCCCGTCTGAAAAGCTTAGAATCACAGGCGGCCCGGCACCCAATGTTCGCATTGACGTTCCACGGGTGATTGTTCAAGTTCATCGTCCGCGCACCACAACGGACGCCATTGTTCTAGTTGCCGCCGGTTACAGCCCCGCCCTATAATCAATGCCCCCGCATCCAGCCGCCCAAGAGCTTGCCGATCTCGGACAACTGTTGGCTACTCAAAGCGTACCTGCGATTAGACAAGTATCGCAGGTCGTGCGCCAGGCGCAACAAGAGCCGTAGCGCTTCCAGCTCGGTATCCAGTTCGATTAGCAACGGCTTTTTCTGCCCAGCTTTGGCCGCCCGCGTGATGAGCCGGAGCATCCGGAGCATGGTGGCCTTGGTTTCGGTCTGGAGCGTGAATTTCTCCGATTTTGGGTACTTCTCAACTACACGGTAGTGCTCCAAGTAGAAGTCGTACATCTTCTGACCGATAATCAGGTTTTTGTAACTCATCCAGATCTCCAGATATTCAGATTACAGAGAATCACAGGCGGCCCGGCACCCAATGCCCGCATCGACGACCCACGGGTGATGGTACAAGCCCATCGCCCGCGCACCACAACGGACGCCAGCGCCCCAGTAGCCGCCGGTAATAAGGGCCACCACGCCGGCACTGTTCGGCAGAAATGCCTGCCCGTAGCCAGCCCCTAGCACGTTCTGCCACGCCCACGATGTGGAGCCCTGCTGAATTGACATCTCTTTCAGCCACTCCCAGACATTCCCCGCGCAATCGCGTGCACCGATGCATGATACTGCCCGCGCTACAGCTCCCGTGGTCGCGCGCCCGCTGTTTGTGGTCTGGGACCACGCGTTTGCGTTGTCGCCATCGTTGCCTTGCGGCGAGCCGAAGGCCGCCTGGCACCATTCATCGTAACTCAGGAGCCGCTTGCCTACCACTAGTGCACGCTCTACGAAGTTATACTGATGCAACCCCTCGGTGCCGGTCAGCGGCGTGGCGCCGTGCACGGACTTGATTCCACCATCGCCGTCATCCGAGGATAGATAAATATCCACCCAGACGCCGCCGCCCAAGTATACCATGCCCTCCGGGCTGCACGTGGGGCGGTGCTGCACCGTCCACGCCGAGCGCGGCAGGATTCCATCGGCGATATTGGCCTCCCAGCCGGCCCCAAATGCCTGACCTGAGGTGTTTACGGGCTGCAACCGGCTGTTATGGCGCCGCACCTTGCCGAAGTGGAAGCCGCCGATCTTCCTGCTGCTGGCCGCCGAGTACCCCGCCGGATAGGTAGCGTTCATGCTGATCTTGTAGGACTCATCTGTGTCACCGCCATTATCGCAGCAGTATACGTAGTAGTCTCTGCCTACCTGGAACGATCCGGTGTCCAGGTCTGCCTCGGTCAAAGCCAGGCCAGCAGCCGGGGTCTTGAATACCGCGTCACCGACGACAATCACTACGTCCCCGTCGATGTTGACAGCGGTGTCGCTGACGCATTGGATGTACTCTTTCCGCCCCGCCACCAGGCTGAGAATACGGGCCATCCGGCTGGTGTTTAGCAGTGCGCGGGGGTTGACCTTGGCTGGATCATCAACGAAGAACCTACTCATGGTTTGACAGCACCCCCTCCATGGCGTCCAGGTCGGCGCCGGTCACGCCCAAGCGCTCCAGTGGAGAGCCGGGGTTGGGAATCAGCAGCAGGCCGGCGCCGGGCGAGCAGCTCAGCGTTACCTCGGTTTTTTGCGGGCCTTCTTCGCCCGCGATATGTGTCACGGTAACCACAGTCGTGCCGTTGCCCAGCTCTTGACCTACTGCGATCTCGTTGCAGTATGGGATGGTGTATACTTCTTCGCTTTCGGCCAGGATCGGCACTTGGAGCCATTTGGTCGCCCGGATCGCATTAATTGCCCGCCGGAGATCGGCAGCGGCTAGGGCGCCTGACTGCACCAGGGCCAGGCAATTTAACAAGTCCGCCTTTGTGTTGATATGTCGGGGAAAGTTACGCATTAGATCACTCCATCCTGGTGAGCCCCCAAGAAGGCTGCACCTAAATACGCTGTGCCCAGATAACTGGACCCGGGTCCCGGCCAGGAGAGATTCATAGCATAGACCTTAACCCCGCCATAGGTCAAGGCCGCCAGATCACCATAAGTCAAACCCCACGCTTTTAGCTGCCCATAAGTCGTGTAGGTAAACTCATACACCACTTCGAGATGTGCGGGCTTGATCTCTTCAATGGCAACTTTAAGATCATCCAGATTAGGCGGGATGCCTAACGGGTCAATGAATTTGACCGTGAAGCTGTAAAGCTCCGGACGGTCCGCTACGTCGATGGTGCCGCGGACATAGCTCTCGGCAGCACTCTTAACCAACGCCACCCTAACGGTGCCCATCCCTCGGATCTTTGAGATAGCCCGGCTGCGCCGCTGGTCCAGCGGCTTGCCGGCAAAGGAACTGAGACCGAGTTCCTGCTCCCACAGGTCGAGGCCCCATGTGGCTGTGTTGACGAAGAATTGATCCAGGACCTCCTCGATACCCTGCTTGAGGCTGTCCAGCTCTACCCCGGAAGCCTGGAGGCTGGACTTGAAAACCCGCGACGCCTGGTAGTAGCGCGGGCAATAGGAGAGCATCGCCGTGCCGCGCGCGGAGGTGAGGATCTCGCTACTCAATGAGGGTCACCGTCCCCAGGACAGCCACCTGACCGGCAGCAATAGGTACATTCGCAATCCCGCCGTTAACCAGTAAACCTGAGTAGTCCAGCACACCTTTGACATCCAACAGCAAACGGCCCATCTTACTGTAACGCACAGAGGGGTCTTCGTTGAAAGCAATCTCCCTAAAGTGCGCCGCCTGGCCCGCCTTATAGTCATCCTTGATGTCGGACAGAGGACGGGTGCCATCGTGCAAAACGGTGGCTGACGTGTTGATGGCCAGGCCCTCCGCAGCGACCACCGTGACCGTGGCTCCAATCGGCGCCTTGCCTTCGCCAAGGGCCGGGGCGGGGTCTATGTACGCCTGGACCGCGTCGACCAGGGCTTGGGTGGCCGGCAGTTTGTCGGCGCCCAGAAGGGCTACTTTCACAGTGCCGTTACCGGCCCATAGCGGCACTACCTGAACCCCACCCACTCCGGGAACTTCCAGAGCCCACCGTTTGTAATCGGCCTTGTTGCCAGAGGTTCCGGGCTCCCGCCGCTGGGCAAGGTATCTACCCAGCAGCAAAGGGTCGCTTTCAGCGCTAGTCCCGCCGCTCGTAGGTGCAGCGTTGGTTACCATAGTCACGCCGTTTACCGGCACCAGCATTAAGCTGATCGCGCCGGCTGCCACGTTACCGCCGGCGCCGGCTTCGGCAGCTTCGATGCTCACGGTAACGCTACCGCCGACGGGGATCTCCGCCTCTTGCTTTGTGACAAACTCCACGGCGGCCACGCCCAGGATCTCATCGGCGGTGGTTGACAGCGCCGTCCCGGCCTGAACGATAGTTCCCGGAGTGCCGGCAAATGTGACCTGGCCGGAAGCCTTGACCGCGGGACGGGGGGATAAGCCGGCCTCCTGGGCTCGCAGCACCAGGTAGGGGCCGAATGTGGTTGCAGCAAACCCCCGGGCCAGGTAGATGCCCATATCAACCTTCATCTGGGCAATCTCGGACGCCACGGGCGCCAGGGCATCCCAGATGTAAGACCCCTCGGACTTATCAATATCGTCCGGGATCCGGGCCAGCATCCGCTGCAGGATCGCGCTTTCAGTTTCTTCAACCAAGAAGTCCGGCAGGGTCATCCTGTCACCGCCTTGGATTGCAGGGTTACGGTTTCACCGCGCACCGTGGTCACGTCGAAGGTGAAGTGCACCGCGTCACCGTCCCAAGTGAATCGGAAATTCTCGACCGAGGCCGTACGCGGGTTGACCTTCAGGGCCTCGGTGACCATTCGCTTGATTTCGCTTTCATTCCCAGCCCGGGTGAGGTTTCGGCGGATAAGGTCCTCGAATTCCTGGCCGTAGTTGCGGCCGTAAATGAGGTGACGGTACCGGGGCGTCAGTAACGCTTTGTTGCACCATTCGAGGTGCGCCTGCAGTTCATCCGCCGGCGCCACGGCGCCCGTTGGGGTCAGCATGAAGTCGCCGGCGTCGAAATCGAAGCGCCAGGAGCGGGGGAAAGGGGCCTGCGGTCTGGCGCCGGCCGCCGGTTCCGGATCGTATGCCGGCTCTGCTGTGGGGAAGAGGCCCACGTCAGCTCACCACCTTGGCGATCACCACATAGTCCTGTCCGCCGTGGATCGGGGCGACCAGCACCCGGTCGCCGGGTTTGAGCCCGGCCCGGAAATCAACGCGCACATCCGGGATCTCGATCTCTGTAAAGTCAAACCTCGTGAGTTCGCTGGTCGAGGCGCCGGGTAGAGGATTGCCGTTTTCGTCCACCGGGCTGGTCATTGTACCGATTTTCGAGTGCGCAGGCATGTGCAGGGTCACCGTCCAGTCGGCCACCAGGTAGTCCTTGATCTCGTACTTAAAGCTGTCCAGCTTGAGGCCCGAAGCCCTGATTGTGCCAAGCTCCAGCGGTACGCCCTGGAGGGCGGCGGCCGCCTGGCTAGCCGCCTGGCCCTGGATTATCCCCGCGATCTCTCTGAATGGATTCTCCATTAACGCATCAGCCTCCGCCTCACCAGGGCCAAGGGAGCCAGCTCCACACGCATCCGGCCCGGGCTGCCCAGCTCGTGCCGCACGGCCCATACTATGTAATCCGTATTCACTCCGCCCGGGCTGTACAGCCGGACGGCGTCACCGGCCCGGATGGTGTTGATGTCGATGCCTGCAATCGGGAAAACCTCGTCGATACCCCACAGCTCCTGCAGTGCGGCCGTCTTGGCCTGGCCGGCGGTCGTGATCTCGGGGTCGCGAATCAATCTTTGGATGGTGCCGTATTTGTCGGTGTCTTTTTTCTCAAGGGCCAGTACCGGCGAGCGGGCCTCACCTTCGACCTGGCCGAGGACCTTGACCTGGGTGACGGTGTTTTCAAGTGATCGCTCTTGGCCCAGCCCTTCGATATTCACCGCCGGCTCCAGCACCCACACGGGTTGGTTTCGGCCGACCTCGACCAGGTTCAGCTGTTTCCCCACCATCCGGGGACGGTAAGCCTTGCCGCCCTTTTTGATGGTCTCGGAAAGCGAGTTGTCGATGATTTGATACAATGCGTTACCCCGGAACACCCCCTTGGCCAGGGGCACACCCGTGTCGGCCACTGTCCCGAGAGGGACATTCCAGTCCTGGACGATCCTGCGTATCCGCGCCGTAGCCGTCAGCCCGGCGGGGAAGAGGTATTCCTCTTCGCTCTTGAGATAGATGGCCCGGTCGTAGATGGTCAGGGTAAGCTGTTTGACTCCCTTGGTCCGGGAGTTAACCCGCCAAATCACGCCGTCTACAAGAACGCGCATCGGGCCGCCGCCGAAGGGCTCACCGGAGAGTCTTATGGCCAGGCCCGGACCGATGGGGGGGAAGCCCTTTACGACGTTGACGTCAACCGTCACGCGGACCGCGATCTCGTCAAGACTTTCCTCGATGACCGGGGCCGGGCCCAGCAGATCGCCAAGGTACCATTTGTCCTGTAAAACCAGCTCGTAAGCCAGGTTCCCGACAGTTACACTCATCAGGGCATCACCAACTGTTGGCCGGGTGTGATCAAGTTGGGGTCCGGGCCGATGACACCGCGGTTGGCCTCGTAGATCTGTTTCCATTTGGCGCCGTCACCAAGCTGCATCTTGGCGATTTGCCACAGGCTGTCTCCGGCCTTGACCGTGTAGACCTTCGGCGCCGGCTTGGTATCCGGCCGGTCGGCCACCATGCTTACTCCCGCGACCAGGCCGAAACCGATCTCGGCGGCGGTCCGCACTTTGATTTCCTGCCATGTCCGGAGGGCGATGTCAAAATAGATGTCGCCCGGCTCGCCGCCCTTGATTTGGGTATTGAACGATAAGATGTAGACCAGGTCGTTGATCTGGCTGTCGGTTACAATGAACCGTAAGGGGTCCTTCGCTTTGCGCCAGGCCTCCAGTTGTTTGGCGGCCGTGACCGGATCAGGGATGTCCGGATACTGGCAGTATACGTCATACTCATAAGGCAGAAAGGAAGAGAACCGGATTTCGGCTCTCTTGTCGCCCCAGGGAAAGTCCACCTCGCCTATGCTTGTTATTTCTATTGTCTCTTTCAATGTCTCGGTCGCCACCGAGATCTCCTCGGGATTCACCGGAAACCGAAAGGCGGTGTCTTCTTTGGGGTTGATCAGGTAGAGATCCATCGGCATCACCCTTTAAACACTAGTTGCCCTTTCTCGTCAACGATCTGCAGGATTTGCACCTCAAACGGTAGCGCATCCCAACTGATAAGGGTGGCCACTCTGCGCACCTCATCCAGGTTCTCGTAGCCCGTTATTGCGAGTTTGCCGTCCGTAATTGGTTGTTTCACGACAGGGTTCTGAAGCAAAAACCCGTCCACGCAAATAGAAATAGTCCTTCCAATGTTGGCCTCGGTAGCCTCCGCAAACAACCGGGTGCCCTCTTTGGTTAAACTGATTCCGACTTCCATGTAGCCGCTGGCCGGGTTTCTAACGACTTCTACCTGCTTAATGTGCGTATTGCTGATTACCGTCTTGCCGTCCTCGGTCTTGAACTCCACGAGGCCCCGTTCCAGCAGGAGTTTTACGATCCAGATCTCATCGACGTCCGGCAACCAAACGACCAGCTTATCGTCATACTGTTCCACCGTGGGTGCGGGAAACCCGTGGCGCCGGGCACGCTTTTGCAGTGCCTGCTCCAGCTCCTTCAGCTGCGTTTCCTTTAGTTCGCCATCCAGCCCTACTGGGACGACCTGCACAGTCATTCCTGGCTCCGGCATTGCCACCGGATAAGGATTTCCGTTTGAGAAACAACCGGTAACCAGAATGAATACCAGGGCCATCGCCAATACGATCAAAACCCTTTTACGCATTGCCTTACACCTCCACCCACATTTTACGCCACTGGGTGTGAGAGTCCTTGTTTAGTCAGCCAAATTTTGGAGTACATCGCGCACTTTCAGTGCGATTACCGCCGCAACGCTGTCGGCCACAGCATCCACGTCGCCGGTGCTTTTGACCTCGACGGTTTGCTGCACGGCGCCATCGAGATAGACGTTGATCACGGTGCCGCCACCGGCACCGGCCGCCGCAAGCGGCACGCCCAGGCGCGCACCGGCATCTGCCCACAACCCCAGTGCCCGGCCCCGGAAGCGTTCCGACAGAGGGATGATTGCTTCAGGACCAGCCTCGGCCACCAGGCCCAGGTGCGGCCGCGCAAAAATGCCGCCGAGCGCATGTTTGGCTGGTCCGATAGTGCCACCTC